ACTTGTTCTACCCCAAATTCACCGGAATCCCTGTCAACTGTACGTGCTATAGGAGGTGCGATCTCAGGAGTTGCTGTGTAGCCATGGAGATCTCTACTTCTATATGAACAACTTGCAGTAGGAGCTATGGCAAATGCTCTCTGCATACTATGTTCCTTTGCTATGTTGGCTGCTTCTAATACGCCCAAGTAAAGTTCGCGAGCAGCCAGTCCCGCATAACCTTCGTAGCTTCTGCCTTCATTAATGGCTTCCAAAGCTTCGCCAAACTGGGCGTAAGTTATGTTGTTATTTGCTAAAAAGTTGGCTAGACCTAAGAGTCCGAATCCAACTTGCCTGTCGATATCTGGTGAAAGATACTCTCCAGACTCTTCAATCCCTGTCCGACTATGGAGCTTGCACAAATCTGACATACCTTTACGCATACCTTCTCGTATGTCGCCGATACGACAGGCTGACATATTAAGGTGCTGTAAGAGGCACGTTCCGCGTGAGGGCAAGTAAACCTCAAGACAGACGTTTGAATAGATTCTGTTTCCATTGTTATCATGTTTTATTTTGTTGAGCCAGATGTCTCCCCTAGCAATTCCTTGTATAATTGCTTCCTTTGTTCCAGTTTCTGTATTAGACCACTGTTCTCTGGTGAGGTCAACACATCTTTTAACCCATGGGAGTTCGTGTCTTTGGACTTGCACGAAGTCAATAATATCGGGGTGACTAATATCAAGATGCAGAACACACGCCCCATTACGGTACGTCCCGCCACGTCTAAGAATTTCATTTAATGTTGAGTAGAATTTTGCGAATGAGACGGGTCCTGACGCAACGAGAGTATCAGGTCCCTTATTTGTTTCTGTTCCAGCGGGTCTAAGTTTCGACAGGTGGACTGCGACTCCCGCTCCAAATCGCAGAGCATGGCTAACAAAACGCCAGCTGCTTTCGATTCCATTTGGTCCTTCCATTGAATCTTCAACTACGAAGATTGTGCATGATACGGGTAGACGTGAGGTGGGATTATCAATCCATTGCTGGACTCGACCAGTCCTAGCTATGATGTTTGGTTCTGTATTCAATTTCATTAGATAAGTAGTGGATTGCTTTTGCTAAATCTTCTATATCGTTCTCTTTATATCCGGCTCTACATATATATTTGATTACGTTTCCGAGGTGGAATCCGAGTCCTTGGTCTCTAATAAAATCCCAAACATCAATGGAACCTCGTCTGTAGTACGAGGGTCCGTGGTCGTTGGTGGTTTCGGCCATTTTTCTATAAGGTTTTTAATACAATTGGACAAGACGAAAGCTTGCTCCTGTAATGCAACCATTACAATTGCAATGTCTTCCTTCTTTGTCTCTGGTTTGGCGAGCATAATCTCAAGCTGACGCAGTTTGAAATCTTGCTCTGTCGTCAACTTTGTAATTGGAGGTGGGGGTCCAAAGGATTGGTTCTTTTTTCTCGTGGTCATAATCGTTAGAAGTTAATATTCGAGCAAGCCTTGCATTCATCAATGCATCTTCTTCAGTCATGCCTTTCTCTTCAAATGTTTCTACAACAGCTTTCCATGTGTAGCCTTTTAATTTAAAGATTTGTTCGGCACGTTTTATACCAATTCCTGGCACACCGCTGTAGCCATCAGTGTTGTCGCCACTCATAGTTTGTATGAGATGCCACCTAGCTCCCTCTTCAGGAGTGATGTCTACGGTTTCATTAAAGTCATATAACTTTCCACTGATCTGTTTCATATCCTTATCAGGAGAAACAATAATATTACCCTCGTATTTAGTTGCATAAATACCAAGTGAATCGTCAGCTTCAAGTGTATCTTTAACTATTACTCTGTAGTTTTTCTTAAGTTCATTTATGACTCTTTTAAATCCACAGGGCTTTTTTCTATTTCGATGACCTTTGTATTCCGGTGAAATTTTTTTCCTAAAATTATTAGGGCTTGTAAAAAAAAGAATAATATCAGTTGAAAAAGGAAATTCATCTTTTACCTTTTTTAATTCTCTTTCTACACATTTATAAGCTTCACTAAATAGCGAAGTTACAAGAATAACGTCTTCACCAAAATCTATGTCAGTTTCAGCAGCTGCACAGCACTTATATACTATGTAGTCGCAATCAATTAATAATTTCATTTCCAAAAAGTCTCCAAACCTTCTGGACAGTTAGCATGTTCATCTGTTTTTCCGCCACGTTTTAACGGCCAGCTTATTTCCCAACCATTTACATCATTTGGAGTTACACAAACTACTTGACAGCGAGCCGTATTAGCTTTTGTTTTAAAAGCTTGTGTTTCAGTGTCCCAAAATCTAGCTTTTACATCTATAGGAATAAGTTTTTCACCTATTTCTAAAATTAAGTCGGCATAACCAACACAACTTATATTTTTGTAGACTTTTGCACCTCTTTTTGCAGCTTCTAAAGCTACATGATATTCACATAAATCTCCTAGAGTATTTCTTTCTAATTGATATATTTGAAAATCACTTTTATTTTTAGTTTTCATAAATTAATGTACGTCTGCCCATGTCTTGCCTTGTTTAGATTCGGCTGCGATTGGACATCTTAAGTTGTAGTATTCTCCAGCTAATCTTGCTGAACTTTCCAGTGCTTCCATCAATACTTCGGCATAGTCAGGAAGTGTCTCATATTGCAGTTCGTCATGCACGAATGCCAGTTGATGAGTGTGTGAATCTTGTGTTACTTCAAATGAATCTGCAATACACATCCATTTTTTGGCAACTATACCAGCACCACATTGAAGAAGATAATTTAATCCTTTGTGCGGTGAATCGACCAGCACCCTTCTTCCGTCACATGCCAAGAGGTAACCGTTAGTAGCCTTATTTGCAACCGCTCCAAGTAACTCGGCGAGTCCTTCGATAGCAGCAATGTAAGCTTTTCTAATCTCTTGTCCCTTTTTACTGGCTTCCTTGGGTTGTAAAGAGTTATCATAACTCATTCCTAATTTGATATTTCCGGCTCCATATAAGAAGGCATAAGTAACCGTCTTAACTTGTCGCCTAGTAATTCCTATTTTGTCAGCATTTACTTGATGAATATCGTCGTTTAGTAAAATGTCGGCGTATCGACCTCCGTCATATCTGCCAAGATAGTGTGCAAGCATTCTTAATTCGATGCCGCATAAATCCGCTCCAACCATTGTCATACCAGGGGATGCGGTAAATAGTTCTCTAAATTCTTTATCAGCTGGAACTTGCGCTAAATTCGGTTTACGATGAGCACATCTGAATGTGTTCGTACTAACCGAGCAATGGTGGTGTATTCGACCTTCAGTCGTAACAAGCCTGTTCCAAGCGTTCACGCCTTCGGATATCATTCCAAGCTTTTTCTTTATCGTCAAACATTTCGCACATAGTAGCGAGAAGGGAATATTTATCTCCGTCAATGTAATCTCGTCGATAATTGGTTTCCCAGTCGTCGTGGTCTTGCTCAATTTGACTTTGAAATGTGTCGTCAGAATCCATGCTATATGGTCTCTAGATGTTGGGTTAAACTCCTTTATTCGCTGTATTTCACATCCTTCTTTGTATCCTTGTGTTGCGTTATCTCGTTTAGGAGTGAACAACGAGCCTGCAACGAAAGGGAATTGTCCTCGAAGTATTGCTTCAGTTTGTTCCATCTCTCTTCTGAGATGTGACTCAAGTTTGAAAGCTTTTGATTCATTAAAGTACCATCCATGTATTTCTTGTTCTGTAAGTATTTGTGCGACTTGATGTTCTAACGAACACCAGTCAGGTAAGGGCGGAAGTGTTCGCATAATTTTGTTGTTACTTGTACGTCTTGTACGCAATAATCTTGCATTTCTTGTGACCATTCTTTCCAGTCAGTGGTCTTTCCAAATTCACCTTTATATTCTCCTAACCTATATCCATAAGCTTCTAAAGAATGTCTGCCATATAGTTGTAGTGGCATCCTTGCTACATTTCTTTTCTTATCTATATCCATCATGTTTGGATGGTATAAGCGAGATAAGACAAGAGTGTCAATAACATCACCACGAGGCTCAAACCAAGAATAATTTTTCCGAAGAACAGGTATATCGTAGCCAATAATATTATGACCAACGATGATATCAGCATCGGATAGCCAATGCAAAGCTTCCGTGATCGGTCCGCATTGATCACCTTGATGATTAAATACGTACGTTTTCTCCTCTTGGGAGTTGTAGATGGCAATGCAATGTATTGTAGAAACGTCATGTAATAGTCCGTCAGTTTCGCAGTCAAATACGAGCATTTGTTTTTCCGACATATGTTTTATCTTTAAACTTTGCTTTTTTCTTCTGCTCTTTTGTAGGTGGGTTTGGTTTTTTCAGCTCAGAAATCTGTGCTGGGATTGAAAATTGGGTTCGTAGTTTCATTAAATTTACAGGTGATTTTGTCGTACTTCAATTGAGCAGCTACGCCTGTCTCTCCTGAGTATCTATTTTTTAAGATTCTTAAAGTTGAGACATCATCGGGGTTCTGCTGATCGCGCTCTAAAGCTAAAACTGTGTCAGACAACTGGGAAATTGATGCGCTTCCTCGAAGCATTCCAATTGATACCTTTTGTCCGTCTTCTATTGCCTTATCTCCTTGCGCTCTTCTTAAGTGAGAAACTAAAAATAATTTAATTCCTGTTCTTTCAACCAGACTTCTTAAGTTAGTCATGGTTTGATCTATCATTCTTCGTTCATCTCCATCTAATCCACTTAATAATATGGATAGGTGATCAAGAAAAATTACTTTTATATCTAAGCCCAGAGCCATATATTCGATACGACTGTAGATAATATCCGCAGATAAACTACCAAAATGGTCGTATAAATAAAGGTTCCAATCATTGATAGTGGAATCGTAAGCATCTTTAAGTGTCGTGTATTCATGTTCGCCAAGGTGTAGGGCTTTACCCACAGCTACTGACATAAGTCCTAGAGCTGTTCGCCTGTTAGATTCTTCTAAAGCGATATACCCGACTTTAGTTCCTGTATTTAACAACTCAGTTGCGAGTTGTCTACAGAATGTACTTTTACCTTGTCCTGTCCCTGCTGTTATCGTGGTAAGCTCACCGTAACGTATTCCGTGGGTCATAGATTGCAGTCCAGGAAAGGGATATTCGTGATTACATGGTGGGCTAGGAGTCGTTACTGCATCTAATAAAGATTTCGCACTGACAATGCCATCAGGTTCATAAGGTTTCGCATCCCAGATAGCACGGCGTATAGCGTCCGCATCATTATTCTGTAGAGCATCACTGGCATCCTTGTAATCATCCGCCAAGTGAGCAATTTTAACTGTCCCTTGCGGTAAGACAGCAGCCACTTGCTCTGTCGCTCTTTTGCCTGCTTCATCTTTATCAAAGAATAAGATGATTTCCTTATAGCCTTGTAAAAAAGGTATTTGTTTTTGAATGTCTTTTCTGGCTCCCGCTGCCCCATGTGGTAACGAAACCATCGGCCAGTTTTCCATCGCCTCATAGCAGCTTGCAGCATCTAATTCACCTTCAGTAATAACAATACGTTTACCAGTACTAGGGAATAAATGCTGACCAAATAAGGTGTCAGTGGAAACTCCTTCATACTTAAAATTCTTTAATTTGTCTTTTGTTTTGAATCCTTTAAGGCATCCAGTGCCATCGAAATAAGGGAAGCGTAAGTGTGTCTCGTCTTGATAGATTTTGTATTTTTCGCAGGTTTTTTCGCTAATTCCTCGTTTTTGCAGCCTTTGGGCTGATCCTTTAAAACTAACATTGCTTTGCATTTGATGAGTGTGTAATTGCCCATTTCCAGCCTTCCTAGTTTGACAACTAAAGCAGAAGGTATGACCGTCCGTGTACACAGCTAGTGCATCGGACGAGCCACAGTCTGGACATGGGTCGTGTCTAATAAATTCGCTTTCTGTCATGTCAGCCAATCAATCGGTATGGCGTGAAAAGCACACCATTTAATTCCATATCTTTTGCACCATTGTGCATAAGTCGTCTTTGATTTTTTACTAATTTTTTTATAGGGGTCTTGAAAAACCATTCTTAAGTCTATACCTGGATTTTCAGTTATTACTTGTCGAACCTTGCGCCTGTCTTCAGGTCGCCAATAGCCTTTAGTTTCTAACACAACTCCGTTGGGTAGAACAAAATCAGGTGTGTATTGGTGTTGAATAGTATAAGAAAAACTTTTGCCTTCATATTCATAATCAACACCTAACTCACATAAAAGATCAGAGACTTTTTCCTCTAATCCTGATTTGAACATTAGAA